TGAAGGTTATTTTTCATTAACATTTGGTTCGGGTACAGTTAATCCATTAGACAATTTGGATAACTATATGACAGGACAATTGAAAGTTAATTTGGCGAGTTATTTAAATAATCTATCATTAGGAACTACACCAAAAATTAATACAACATTATTTGTACAATATCGTGTGGGTGGTGGTAAAGATAGTAACTTAGGGGTGAATGTAATTACAAACGTAGATGATGTTGAATTTATAGTTTCAGGACCTGTACCAGCAAAGAATACTGGTGTGGTACAATCACTTAGAGTTAATAATATAACACCTGCAGTAGGTGGAGCCGACCAACCAACAATTGAAGAGATTCGTAATATGGTTTCATATAACTTTGCCGCACAAAATAGAGCGGTAACATTAAATGATTATAAATCATTAATCGAAACGATGCCATCAACATACGGAGCGCCGGCGAAGGTTAATGTTATGGAGGAAGATAATAAGATTAGAATTAAATTACTGTCATACGATGATCAAGGTAATTTAACCGATACAGTTTCTAATACACTAAAATCGAACATTTTAACCTATCTTACGGAATATAAAATGATTAATGACTATTTGGATATTGTAAGTGGTGAAGTCATCGATATGGGGTTAGAAATTGATTTAAACATAGATAAAAACGCAAATCAAACTGATATCATACAAACGGTAATTCAGGATACAATTGAACATTTTGCAATAGAAAAACGTAAAATGGGTGATCCTTTGTTTATCGGTGCTTTAAACAAAATCGTAGGTAGCGTATCAGGTGTGATAAATGTAATTGAGACAAGAGTTTACAGTAAAATAGGAGGTGAGTATTCATCTGCGGAGCCATCACAAACAACAGATCAAAACACTAGATTGATAAATCAATCCGATAATATGATCTTTATGAAGTCAAATCAAATCTTCCAAATTAGATTCCCAAATAAAGATATTAAAGTTAGGGTTAAAACATTAGGAACGGCTACATTTTAAAATGTTTTTTCGTTATAATATATAGAAAATCACATAGTTTCTATTTATTATAAGAATGATACAAAAGCATAGAATTTCAACTAATATTGGGGTTGACCAAAAAATCACAGTTGAGTTAAAACAAGATTTTGACGTTTTAGAGATTTTATCTTTAAAATTCAGTCAAAAAGAGATTTACACTTCGATGTGCTCTGATTACGGAGTTGTCTGTGGTAGAGTTACAGCAAACAATGGTTTTGGACTTGGTAATGTAAGAGTATCAATATTTGTACCATTAACAATAGAAGATGAAGAGGATCCTGTAATTTCTACTCTTTACCCATATAAGGAAGTTACTGACAGAGACGAAAATAATTATCGTTATAACTTATTACCATCAAGACAACAACATAGTGGACATGCAAAAACGGGGACGTTTCCCGATCAAACTAATATTTTAGAGAGAGAAGAAGTTTTAGAGGTATATGAGAAATATTACAAATACACAGTTAAAACAAATAGTGCGGGTGATTTTATGATTTGGGGTGTACCTATTGGTGCACAAACAATACATATGGATGCTGACTTATCTGATGTCGGTTGTTTTTCTTTAAGACCATATGATTTTATTAGACAAGGAATAAATGTCGATGGATTTAAAAACAAATTCTCATTTAAAGAATCTGAAGATTTAGACTCTTTACCACAAATTGTTAGTATAAATAAAATCATTCAAGTTTATCCTTTTTGGGGAAATGAATCTTTATGTGAGATTGGTATTACAAGAACAGATTTTGACTTAACAGAAAACGGAGTTAATATTCAACCTAAAGCATATGTAATTGGTGGTATTTTTACTGACAGTAGTAAAAATGCAATTAATAAAGCTTGTACCCCAAGAAGAAAAATGGGAAGAAAATGTGATTTAGTTGCTAAGTCAGGTAAGATTGAAGCTATTAGATTTACACCTCAAAAAGATGATAACAATTACCCACGTTTAGAAGTTGTTAATATAAATGAGGATATACCCGATGACGGTGGATTTGTATTACCGGTTATTATGAACATGGACTATGTAATTACAAATGAATTTGGTGAGAATGAAATAACTAATGATATTAATAGAGGTATTCCAACATCAGGATGTTATAGATTTAGAATTAACATGAATGATAATGATTTAACAAGAGTTAGATTTAATGCCGATTATTTGTTACCAAACATAAGAGAGTATCAATTAACCGAAACGTTAGGTGGATTTTCTTATGATGTTCCAAATGATAAATCATATGCGTTCTCAACAAGTCTAAGTGATTATCCATCTGAGGCTTTACCATTAATTTTAAATAATGATGGAGGTGAATATTATCCACAAGATTATTTTTACAGATTCACATATAATAAAGTCTATACAGTATCGTCATTTCAACAGAGATATAACGGTACAAATTTAATTGGACAAGTCGGTTTCGCTAATATAAATGACACAATTCCAAGTGAAGAAGAAGATTGTGGAGATAAACTAACACCACCATCAAATTTTGGTATAAAGAATTATACATTTCCATTATTAATTGCCGATTTTTTATTAGTGTTGGATTTTGTTATTAAATTTTTAACATTACAATTTTTAAATTTTACAGTTTTTATTTTAGGATTTATAGTCGAAGCGTTAATTTCTGTTGCGGCAAAAAGGAATAGACCTCTAAGATCAAGACTTACAGAATTTGTTATTAATAATCAAACAAAATTAAGTTTAATTAATTATCCTGAATGCGTCGAATGTTCAGATGAAAGTTCCACTATTGGAGGTGGAAATGGTTCTGGCATATCTTATAGTGGAAATAGTAGTTGTGGTTATTATGATACATTATATGATGATAATTTGGTTACAGGGTATTTTGTTACGAATACTAGTAATACGAGTGAATTTAAAGGTTGCGGTTATAATGCTACACTTTTACCAGAAAATATAGGAAGAAAATATGTTCAAACTAATGCACAATTAAAAACAGAATTAAGTGCAGGTAATATATTAATCTCCACCGCAATTTATGGGGGAGCAATAAATGTGCCAGAATCATATTATCCATATAATTCAGGTAATCCATTCGTAACAGGTGTTCAAGATTTTGCTTGTGAAAGTTATAATTATAATGGAGGATACGCAACCCCAAGTGCAAGAAGTGAATTCGCAAACGGAGTTTTTTATATTGTTCCAGGTACTCAAACTCCAGCAAGATTAACAGGTATATTGAGAGAATACTATAGAAGAAAACGAGTGGGTAAAATGTTTTGTGGTGGAGTCGTTAATTATGGTTTTATTGATAACTGGTTATCAGGATCACTATATTTTTTACAATTTAAAGCTAAAGGAGTTACTAGAGCTATAAGTAGTAATAATGAAAAATTAATAAGATATTGTAGGACATTAGTAAGATTCGTAGGTAACGGAGTTAATAAATTTTATTATAGATCAGCTAAATTTAAAAATGATAATTTTATACCTAACGAATTAAATCACCCTACAACATTTGTAGATTTAGGGCCAAGAGATGAATTTATTAAAGAAATATGTGTTGATAAAAGATTAGATCCAAATTGTTCAGTATCAAGAAGTATTGGACCTACTTCATATCAAGACATTGGAGATTTACTTGGATTGGCAATTAATTATAGAATGGATATCGGGGGAGCTCTCGGAAATTTAGATATGTTTTTCACCAACAAAGGATTTCAAAATAAGATAGGTTTAACTCAAATATTAGATGGGGATATTCTACAATTATTATCTATTAATAATGAAGCCGGTATAGAAGGATTTGATTTAGAAAATTCAAAATATCTTGCATATCAATTCAATAAGTTAGATCCTGAGATTTATCCTGAAGTTTTTAAAACCGTAAACTCTCAATATGGACCATTACCGGTTACTTTCGATCTAAAAGAAGATGGTGAAAGAATTAGAGCGTGTTTAAATGAGCCGGGAAGATTGGGTTGGGATTCAGATACTTATGGATCTTCACAAAAAGTACCATTTTATTTGTGGGATAAGGGAGGTGAAGGATTTGGCCCATATAATGAATATAAAGATAGTCAATCTTGGGATTACAGTTCTGTTGAATTACAACCTTTACAAGGAATGACATATGCTTATAATATTAATGGGGCACCAAATGATTCGTCAGACAAATATTTGTTATTACCAATGACTTATACTTTTAGTGGTTTAACAATAAATGGAGATGGTACAGATCAAATTGATTTTGATATTGTTGATGTGAATCCTGTCGATAGCCACGAGGACTATAATTTTGAATATCCTGGTTTTACTTATTTACATGTAACAGGTTCTACAAATCAATTATTATCTGGTGGGTCGGGACAATATATTTCCGCACCAACAGGAGGAACATTATACACTAGAGTCGGACCCGCAACAAGTGGTTTTACATACCAAGGTATTACAATAACAAATGGTTGGCACTCACAATTTTGGAGTAGTTCAATTGATTATATCATAAGACCAACATTTGATTATTACAGTGGAAATAGACAAATCCTTTCGACACCATTTCATTTTTATTTTGGACTAATGGCGGGTAAAACGGGAATGGATAAGTTTGTAGATTTATTTGGTCCTAAAGGGGCATTTAATTTACTTGAATGTGAAAACCAAGTTCCTTAATAAAAACTAAAAAATGAAAAAGAAAGAAATTTTATTACCGAGTAAAAGATATTTTAAGGCTGATGAACAGGATCTTAATCTCAATGTTAAATTAGATAATGATGAGACATTGATGAGAGAAGGTGATAGAAATATAATGTTAAATCTAACCGAATTATTTGATGATGAAAGAAACCAAAGTTTTAATTATAAAATATATGGTAAATTAAAAATGGTTTTTAGAAACATGTATAATGGTTTTACTGATTATATTCCACTATTAAGAAACCTTTATTTATGTGGTGACGGAACAGAAAATGATTTAGGATTTGTACCATATAATGAATTTGCATTTTTAAGAAATGATGTTTTACGAGAAAGGACAACCCCTTCATCTGGATCTACATTAGGAACAACAAATGTAATACCAAAAATTGATTTATTTGACGGAACACCATTTGGAAGATACACCGGCCATACCATCACAACATCAATCGACGCTCCTTATAAAAATTGGAATTTATATTTAAGTTATGTGAATGGACAAGATAGTGGATTCACTATGAACTATACTTTATCAGATGGAACTAATTTTAACTTTGTTGCCGGTAATGGAATACCATTTAGAGTTGAAGATAATGGAAATTATTATACATTAACATCACCTATTGAACACGGAATGTCACAAGGGGAGTATATCATATTATCCGGATCAACGATGTTAAGTGGATTATCAGTTAATAGTAAAATTTTTTATATTGATAGTGTTGGTAATGAAGTTTACAATTCCGAAAATTATGTTGTTAATTTATTTAAAAGTGAATTTACAACGGGACACACTTTGAGTGGAGTAACATTTGTTTTAGGTAAAAGATGTTTAGACATTAAAAATATTTCAGGAACAACGTCACAATATTATGTTCATAAACATAAAACATTAACAGGAGACCAACAATATATTATGGATAAAGTTGGTTTTGAATCATCAATTTTTGAAGACGAAAGAAAAATATTATTTGAAAACCCACTACAAGAAAATGATATATTAGTAGAAAGAAATCGACAAGAATCTGTATTATTCGATTTTAAAGAAACATTCTCATTAACAGGAATAACTAATAATTTGGGTTACACACCAACAGAAGTTTATGTAAGTATAATTTTTAAAAATGGTAACGGATTATTTGATTACCCACCAAAAGTAGGATTTAAATTTAATTTTCATG